AGCTGGGCTGACGTGGCCCCATACGAGGCCAAACAGGGTGACGATGGCGTCTGGTATATCGAGACTGAGGCAGTGGCATGACCAATATAGTCGACGTTGCTACCGAAAAAATGTCTAATGACCTCGTTAATTTCAGGAATCGTCGAGTGTTGGGGGTTGGCAACCAGCATAAGTCGCACGACTGTCCGCACTGCCGGCGCGTCCTATACTCAAAGGGGGCGCTAACGCGGCATATTAACGAAGAGCACTGGGATAAGGAAGCCGCTGAATGAGCGTTTTGAAAATCGGCGCGGGCATTGTACTGCGCTCGTATCAGAGGGCGGTGCTCAAGGCCTTTGATAACGGTATCCGCTTCATAGTGCTCTGTTGGAGCCGTCGCGCGGGAAAATCGCTGTTTGCGTGGACGCTGCTCATCCGCGAGGCAATCAGCAAGCCTGGCACATATTGGTATTGTTTCGATAACTACTCCACCGCCTATAATGACATTTGGATAGCTATGACCTCTAAGGGGATAAAGTTCCTCGACATGATACCAGACGATATGGTGGTACGAAAGAATAGCGCCAAGATGGAGATTGAGCTGACTAATGGCTCAGTGATTAAGCTGGTCGGTATCAATAAGGCCGATAAGCTCGTCGGTACAGGACTTATGGGTGTGGTTTTCGACGAGTATGCCGTCCTGAACCCTGCCTCAATCGAGTTCATTACCGCCATGCTTGGTGAGACAGGCGGTTGGCGCGTAATGATTTCTACACCTCGTGGCAAAAATCACTTCTTTGAGGAGTGGAACTTTGCGCTTGCTCACCCTGAGTTCGCCTACGCGAGCAATATGCACTGTGGTATGTCAGAGGTAGCGCAGTATATGGCAAAGGGATTCCTTGAAACCGAACGGTTGAAAATTATCAACAAGTATGGCAACGATGCCCTCTATCAGCAGGAGTACATGACGAGCTGGATTAGTCCGAATAGCGGGTCTGTCTTCGGTGCGCTCGCCAAGATTATGAAGGAAGAGGGGCGCGTCTCTATGCTTAACATTGACAAAGAGCATCCCTGTTACGCTGCGTGGGACTTAGGAAACGCCGACTACACCTCTATTATTCTATTTCAGGTTGACATGAACGGTTTTCCAACAGTGCTTGACCATATTGAGAACCGCAACGAGGACGTGACGTGGTACATCGGCGAGTGGATTGAGCGGGGATGGAACGTCCATACCCACTTCTTGCCGCATGATGCCGCCCACGTGAAGGGTGCGCGCAACGAGTCATATAAGCAGGTGCTTACCAAAGAGGGAATTACCAATACGATTGTCCTTAACAAGCCAAATCGCGTCGAAGACAAGTTGAACCACCTTCGTCGTATTTTTGTTGGCTTACGAATCGACGAGCGACTTACTCGAATCGTCACCTGTCTCGACAAGCTTGAGTACGAGTGGAACGATAGGCAACATATCTGGTCGTCGCACCCGACTCACGTCGGTGGTTATTCTGACACCGTGGATTCACTCTGCTATATGGGACAGGCTATCGCTAAATATCGTATTACATCAGCAAACATATTCTCAGCGTCTCATGTCAGGTCAGACCCAGAAAAAGCCGAGGGGAAAGAGGCTAAGCGAGAGAGATTTAACAAGTTTATGGAGGCCGAACTGACACTAGGAGGGAGGAAATCAAACTCAAATAATAATTTTTCTGTTTTCATTTGACGTACTTAATAGTATAGTCATAAGTAACATATAAAAAACTCAAAAAACAACAGAGCAACGCATATAACATAAGGGATATAAGGAAGGGTAGAAATGGACAATGACGGACAAGCAATCATCGAAGAAGGGGCCGCAGGAGCTCCAGAAGGAACAGCCCCAACTCAACCGACCAATGACGAAGTTGGAAAAATGTATGAAGAACTTGGCATTAAGGCTCCCGCTCCCACTGGTAAGACTAAGGGACGACCTAAGTCCAGTGCGGTTCGAGATGAGGACATTTCGGACGACAACGATGCAGATACCAAGCATGGACGGAAAGATAACAAGCAAAGCAGTGGCAAATCGAAAGATGCACCTTCTAATGGTAAGGATGGCGATTCAGGAAACGATACTGACGCGAAGGCATCGAAAGACGGGAAATCTGACGGAAAAGTACAAGATAAATCAGAGGAAGCTGACGGTGGAGTTCGCGAGGGTAAATCCGATACTGAAGGAGATTCTAAGCGAGGAGGCGAAGACGGTTCTGACGACGGAGCTGACGGAGCTGGACAGGCAGCAGACGACAAGGACGATACGGAGGAAGAGGGCGACGATGCTGAAAAGGGCAAGCGCCCAGGCAAATCGAACCCAGAAGTAGAGAAGCGAATGCAGCGACTCGCTACTGAGCGCAAGGAAGCGCTTGAGCGTGCTGAAGCTGCTGAGCAAAAGCTGCAAGAAGCCACCCGTTCTCAGGAAGAGGCGAAGATTGCCCAGGAAGACCCTGAATATACAATTGACGACTTCCGAAAAGTCCGCGACGAAGACGGTAACGTGCTTGAGCTTGACCAAAATCAGGCAGAACTCGCTTGGCGAAGATGGCAGGATGGATATAATCAGCGAAAGAGCGTACGCGATGCCGAGGCTAATCGTCAGGCGGCTATCGAGAAGCATCAAGAAGAAACCGCTGAAAAGCTCATGCGCAGCTCAGTTGAGGCGTATGATTCACTTGCGAGTCTCGCCGATGACTACCCTGAGTTGGTGAGCACGAATAAAGAGTTCAGTAAAGAGTTTTCGGCAGTCGCCATGCCAATCATTAGGGATTGTGGTATATATCAGCCTGGAACTGAGCCAGGAAACGAAGAAGGCTTAAAGCCAGTGATTATCGGGTTGAGAATAGACCCGAGGAAGATTTTGGACGCACTAAAAAGCGTTCGCAGCGAGAAACGCGACTTGCCCCTAAATGGCACGCATGATAATGTAGATACAAGGTCAAAAGTGAATGTACCTCATGGTCGTTCATCCGACCCAACTGTTAATGCAGCAAACGAGCTATATGAAACACTCGGCATTAAGAAGCGGTTATAATATAAACACAAGAAGGAGTCATGATTATGACAAAAGTTGAAGAAGAAAAAGTATTAATCCCTGAAGAGCAAGAAGTTGCAGATGCAAAAGCTCTTGAGGAAAAGCAGGCCCTAGAGGCCAAAGAAGAGGCAGACGCTCGCGCTAAGGCTGAGCAAGAAGCTGCCGACGAAGCCGCTAAAGAAGCCGAAGAAGAGCAGCGCGCCCTTGAAGCCGATGCCAAGAAAAAAGCTAAAGATACGGCTAAAGACGCCAAGAAGACAGTCGGCGAAAATGGTGTAGCTCAAGGCTCGGCCGAGGGTTCAGCTATCGCAGCCGCTATTGCTGAAGGCTTGAAAAATGTCACTGCCGAGAAGAACTTTGTTGTCGCAGCCGATGACAGTGTTTTGCCTCGCTTTGCAGTTGTCAAAAATGCTGACGGTGAAGTGATGATTCGTGAAAGCGCTACTGGTCATCTGAGCAAGGTTCAACTTGAGAGTCTTGAGGAAAAGGAATCCTCAATTCAGAATCAAGAAGTCGAAGAAGTATAGTACAATAGGCTCACGGGGTTTTGCTGTTTTCCCCGTACTGCTAATAATCCTCCCCACGCCACTCTAGGGGAGGATTTTCCTATTGCAAACAAATTACCCCATGATATAATGAAATTAGCTTAAAGCTTCACGGTTGAGAAATTAACGCAAAGGTAGTCGTTGCCTTCACTCGGAAAAGCAGATAGCACTCGATGTAATCGTGTGTCATCAACACAACAAACACAATATAAAACTAGTCCTATAAGGGGATAAAATCATGGCTATTACAGCTTCCGAGATTTATAGCCCAGTCATCGACCAACCATTCGATGAGGAAAGCTTCACAAAAGAACTTGAAGGAAACAACAAAGAAATCAAGTTTGAAAAGGGTTCAAAAGTAGTTAAGGTTCGTACAGTTGTCACCGCAGGTGCAATCACGACCCACGACTCAAGCCAAACCTTTAGTACGCAAATTGGTGGAATCGTAAATGTTGATTCGACAATCAACACCTACACCCTCGACCAGCAAAAAGATATTAAGCAGTTTCTTGACCGTACAGTTATTGCAACGAACAACAGTATTACCGAAGGCGGAAAAGTCCTTCACGCTATTGTTGCCGAGCAGCTCGTACCACTCATCGACGCTTACCGTCTTGCGATTCTTGCGGCTATTGCCGTCGTTACCAGCCAAAAAGTTACTGCAACCACTGATGGGTACGCTGACTTACTAAAGGCTCGTGGATTCATTGTCAATGCTCGTCTCTTCAAGAACGTCATTGCATTTGTGAACACGACTACGGCAGACAGCATCCGCAACAGTGCCCGAATGAATCCATTTACCGCTGGTATGGAATCAAGCCTTCGCACTGGTGACATCGGTATGCTTGCTGGTGTTAAGGTGAAGGAAGTCCCAGCAGATATCATGCCTGCTTCGACTGGCGCTATCTTGGTCAACCCAGATGTTGTCGCCGCTCCTCGCTTCCTCGACGACTCAAAGGTCGGCGAAAGTGCAGCTGCGTTCGGTAGCCTCTTGCTCTGTCTCTACATGTACACTTGTGTCGTGTCGACTCCAAAGCGTAAGGGTATCTCAAGCATCGGCTAGTCCGAAGCAAGAAAACCTCAAAAGAGCCCTGTATATTGCAGGGCTCTTCTGGTATACTAAGCTCATAACCTGAAAAAAGGAATCAAAACAAAAATGTCACTGCTTAAATGGTCGAACGATGACGAGGAAAAACAAAGAGAGGATTTGCTAAATCCTACTCCAATTAAGTCTATTAGTTCTGTCCAGAGTGGATGGAAACCATCACAAAGCTCCCTTACCGATACGACAACAAGCGCTCCGCAGGTAGAGAACTATCTCATGTCTGACCAAAAGGCTCAGGTAGATACCCAGAAGCGCCAGAACGACGCGATTGAAGCCGCTAATAGGGCCGCCGCC